GGTATATCTTGGTTAAGTTAAATAAAGATTGCTTGCTCTCGTCACGGAATGCGTGAGACTCTGTGCGTGGAAACTGACGATAGAACTCGTTCAATGCATCCGCATCGTTCTTCAATGAATCAACTTCCGCCTCCCAGTAATCAATGGCTCCACTTTTTATCATGTTCCCGTCAACTCCCCTTACTGGTATGTTTGGTGTTCTGAATACTGGCATTCCATACCTGTCAATGAATCCTTCCATGTTCCATTCCATTGGAACGAACAGTCGATATAGTCCACTCTTGGTTTGATTGTTGGCATTTCGATACCCAGCATGCGAGTCATCATATAGTTTTTTATAACTATCGCCACCTTTACTCAAAGCATTTGACGTTGATCCCATCATACACTTACCAATAACCCTACTACCAACCCTCAGACATGTCTTTGTTACAGCCCAACTATTAAGGATGTTGTTTGGCTTTTGCCATTTGGCACTTTCGTCATGTGCCAGTAGCAATAACTTCTCTCCATCATAGGAGTTCTCTTCTGTGTTACGCCAATCGATAGTAGTATCCAATCCGTCTACCTCCTCGATGTTCACGTCGTACATATTTTTCTTAGTGATCTTGGATGCAGGTACACGGTACGACAATTCTGTTTTTGGTTTGTCCATGCCATCCATTACAGGTCTAAAGAAAAAAGGATACTTGACGTTGATAGGAACTACCTTGTCGGTAAACATCTTCTTTGCATCAAGCCCTGTCTTTGATAAGATGCCAATCCTTGAATTTCTAGCAAGGGTAGCTACATTAACCACCTCGGAAGAACACATGAATGAAAATCCTGAACGCCGTATCTTTAAGTATATCATACCAAAAGACCTGCTGTCAGCAACACATGCCTCCCAAAATATATAGAATATCCTATTGGCTTCCCGGTAGTCGGGGTAGCCCACGTCAATGCTAGCCCATTGCAGATACATCCAATGTCGCCCCGTAATATAAGTGGGCTCGCCATTGTTCATGAACCAAAAGCCTTGGTCTCTGTAATCGTACTGGCTTTCTATGTAATCAATCCAACCGTCCTTAAACTTTGACGGTAATCCATTCCACTGAAATATGGATTGTATCTTTTGAAGTTCCTTTGGGTACTCTTCACGCTCCCAGTACTGAGTCGATGACTTGGTATTTCTTTGGTGCACGCGATAGGGTTGCAAAGGTAGGGCGATGATCTGTCCAGACACCTTAATGATCTGACCAATCTGCCCCGTCTTAGATATAACAACCATCTCGTGCTGCTCATCGTACCCATATTGCCAACTTTTTGCAGCATTTTTATTTGTCATTGTAGCCTTTGGGACATAGTCCTCAAGGATTGAATACAAACTATTTGGATCGTCTCTCTGCAAAGCCACGTTTAGAATCTGATTTTTTAGGGCCACTCTCAGCCATTTCGATATTTTCCTTCTCCAAAGTAATGCGGTTTAGAATATCGAATGCATCAAATATAGCCAACTTTTTAGTTGCTGCTGCGTTCTTTAGTTTGTCAGCAGATAATTCGTCATCCTCACCCGGCTTAATAATATCCTCTTCGGCAACTAGAATCAACTTGTCTACTGCTTTGTAGCCAGCACTTATAATTCTTAATCTAATTTCTTTGTTATCCATTACACCCTCCCCTTCAAGAACACCACTTGCACCAATCTTGACGCTTCGTCTTTACCAAAGTTCTCAAATATGTTTCTAGAGTGTGCAAGTTCTGAATCAAATATAACCATGCGATTGTACTTAGAATAAAACACACATGACTTATTCCCGTCCTCGTCGTAGATGGTGGTGCCATCTTCTTTTGGATGAGCCTTGCTCAAGTAAAGGATCGCAGTCACATCGCCCATCAGGTCATCCTTGTGAATATAATTGGGCTCTTGCTGCCCCTCGGGTGATTTACGCACAAAGTTAAATGCCACGTCGTAGTCTGGACCTAGAGAAGCCATCACTATACGAGCAAACATATCATGGTTAGGACGAGGCTGAATGTTCTTGAATACCTTATCTCCATCATTGACATCTATAAATCCCTGCTTGTTGATGTCCTTTATGTATAGATCTGGATCAATCAATACATTGTCTAATACTATAAAGTTCATAGCTTCATCGTAATTTGGCTATCAAACAATCTATACAATATTTCTCCATCAACTTCAAATTCATATTCACTATCAGGTTGGAAGCAAACGATGTCTCCTTTGTTTATGTCTTGACCTAGCAGGTACTTATTGGGGTAGCACATCTGCCCCATCAACGGCTCGTTTTTGAACGGCTTGAATATGTGTGACTTGATTGCCGGTATGGGCTTGACGAAACAATATTTGTCGTATGTATGCCATACATCTGCGTGTCGGTATAGGAAAAATTGGTCAGGCTCGATGAAAAATAGATCATCTTTAAAGAAGCTTTTCCCGCTTTTGCGGTTGCCTCGCATGTCATTGTAGAATTTGAAAACATTGTGGTGTACTAATAAGATATCTCCGGGAACGATGGGGCCTCGGTATCCCCTAGGAACTTCTACAACTTCCGCCTGCCGGTTAGAGAACTTGTGGTCCTCCTCAGATGTGCTGACGATTAGATCAATACCTGCTACATCCTTGGTGTTGTTGTACCGCCTTCCCTTCACTGGCTTTGCGATAAAGTAAAATGGTGACTGCATCAATAGCTTATATTATACTCTATAGAAACAGGAATGGTGGAAGAGAACTCCTTCCACAGCACCACCTCATTCTTGAGGTTGATGATATAAATCTTAATTGATTGCTTACGCTCGTCGTACTTGATTAGGTGTATCTCGTTGGTGTCGTTTATAACTTTCTGCCCAACGATATAATGCATCGCACCCCCCTTGTAGTCCGGACCAATCGCTATTTTCCTGATGTCCATATTTCATTTGATTAGATTAAATTGTGTACTCGTACTATTATACTATACTGAAGTTCATTGTATTAACAACGATATCAGTACCATCAGTTGTGTTGACAAGCCACAATTCTATGTAGTCGCTGGTCGCCAATGTAATAAACCCCTGTGATACACCCGATGCCCTATCAAGGGTGATGAATGTTTTAGTGGTTGTGTTTGTCTGCGGCGTTGTGCCATTCTTGTATACGATAGCCTCAACAGTAGCATCTGCACCCGCTGTGCGGTATGCAGTAAATGAAGCACTGACAAATAACGTAACAGGATCTGTTCCTGTATATGTCAATCGGTTGCTAGATGGCATCGTGAACCCAGACAATACACCTGATGTTGTTACACCTGCCGCCTTCACCGGTACGTTAATAGCAGCAACAACGGTATCAGTAACGTTATTGGTCATGTACATCTCCGCTACGGGTTGCAAGGCCAATATATCACCAATGGTAAAGTTCTTTGTAGCATCAGAATTGGCAGTATCCGTTCCGATAAGTTTATCAGCTAGAACTGGAGTTCCTTGCGTTGCGTATGAATTAATCTTAGACATCTTCTTTTGGTTTCTTTGTTATTTCACCGGTGCTCATGTTTATGATAGCGTCCTGTCCATACAGTTCGATCAAAAGTTTTTCGTGAGTGGCGAAATTTTCACGCAAGGCTTCCATTGCATTCAATGCGGCGTACTTATTCATTTCAAAATCAGCAATGCTCATTCTCAAACGCGTGTACTCTGTATTCATTTGTTGGATTGCCTCCAACTGCTCTTGAGTTAATTTCATTGTAGCAAATATATAACTTATTTAATAACCTTTTCTTTCTTGACCTTAGCCACCTTTGGGAATTCCATGTGCCAGTACTGGGTCTTGCCATTTACAATGACAGCCTTTAGCAGTTGCTTGCGATTGCCTTCGCCCCTGTAAGACACGTGTACCCAATCCGGGTTCTTGTCATTACCAAACTCCCAGATCATCTGATCGAAGTCCAAGTTGCTAGCGATGTAATTGAATACATCCACATTCTTATCATCCACATCAATGTCTGCCGCTTGGCCTGTATTGTGCTGGCTGGTCTTAACACCACCCACATACTTGTTCAATGCTAAAGATCGGTAGCCACTGCTGATTCTAATTGAGTAACCTAGCCCATCTCTCAATGGTTGCAGTACTTTTTCGCACAATGTCTTTAGGTTGGCTAGAACCTCTGGGTCGGTAGGGATGTTTGTAATCCCGTTTTTAATTGCTGTTTGACTGTAGGTCAACTCACGCAAAGAAAAGTTTTTAGTTATGTTCATATCATACAAATATAAATAATATTAATCCAATTGCTAATGATAGGCAAAGACGCTTGAGTTTGTGGATCTTATCGTCCTTTTTCTGCAACTCATTGAGCAGCTTAGATTGTATCTTGTCTTGCTCGGCAATGACCGCACTGTCGACCTTGCGGAACTCTATGCATAGGGCGAGGTTCTCCCTAGCCTGTGCACCTTTGATTAGGTAGTAGTTACTTGCCGCAACTGTCGAGGAGTCGATGCATTGCGACGAGGCTTCTTGTGGTAGCGCAAGAAGTATCACCAATAAGAGTGAGGTATATCGTATCATATCTTTGATCAATAATGATTTGAGTGTGTTGCAAGGTCTTGTACTTAAGTTTGATTTTGTACAAGGTATCCAACTCTTTCTGCACGATGCGTATCGCAGGGCCATGAGATACCTGCTCTTTCCTTGGCACGGCAAACTCTAAGTATACCATACCTGCAAACAATAAAAGTAGTAGGATCAATATGAATACATTAGTCTTGGCCATCTTTTTTGCTTACACTGAACTTGTCAATGGACGTAAAGCCCAATGCTAAGATAGTGATCCACTCGACAGCGCTAACCAAATCCTTTGATGGAGGAAGTTCTTTCGGATGAACTGTGCTGTATATCAGAGCGCTGAATAAAATCAACGCACCGGTAATACCTACAAGTCGCTTGCTCGACCACTCACCCTTGTCACCTTTGAATACTTCGAATATTTTTTTCATCCTTGTTTATTATATGGTTTGATTGACTTGTGTTTGTTCTTGTGCTTGGTATGCCTGCGCAACTTGTTGCGAGTTCTCTTACGGAACGCAGTTATGTTACTTACCTTGGCCATCTAAATACTTTATTTTCTTGACCCAGTATATAACTGCCAAAATGCCAGTAGCAATACCGAGCACTCCTATATAGAAATTAACAACAGGAGTATAAACTTCTGCAAAAGTAACAGCCCACGAGCCG